GGGCGGCTGCGCACCGGGGCGGGGAGCCTGAGGGCCACGCAGACCGATCGCCTCAAGGGGGCGCCTCAGGGGGTGCTGAGCAGGGGAGGGAAGGTGCGGGGGAAGGTGGCCGCCGCGAAGAAGCCTGTTGGCTGGATGCAATCACCAGAGGCCAGGAAGGACCGCGCCGATCCCATGGTGGCGGGGCAGCGCAAGGACCAGGCAAAGCGGCTACGAGCCCTCCCCAAGGCGGCGCAGAGGGCGATACGGCTTGAGCGAATGAACTACGGGGGCACCGGGGCTAATCGCATGAGCGCTATGCGAGACATTGCAGAAGGTCGGGTTATTTTGATGGGCAATGTAGGCAAGCGGAAGAACAAGCGATCAGCCGGAGAGGTTCAAGCGATTGCTCAACAAATGAACCGATCAGCCACCCGCCTGAAGGCCGGCATGGCGACGGGCAGCAGGGGGCGGATGAAGTACAACCCCAAGGCCGTGGAGGCGAGCGGAAAGGGCACCGCTGCCAGGAAGATCCGCGGGGCTCGCGTTGGCGGGGTGGCGCGGAAGGGCAAGGCAGCGCAACCCTCCAGGCCGGACACCGCACAGGCGAACATCCCGATGCGCGGCGCTAGGGGCAGGCAGCTAGACGCTTCAATCAGCCGCGCCGTGAAGGAGGTCCAGGCTGCGCAGCGTGCGCGTTTGATGAAGCCGAAGGAGCAGGTACGTGCCGAGGCGGCAGCTCGCAAGGCCGCCAAGGAGGCCGCTGCAGCCGCCAAGCCAGCCAGGGCCCCACGGAGCGCTCAATCCCTGCGGATCAGCCGGGCCAAGCAGGTTGAAAAGCGGCGCTCGATCAACATCAGTAACCCGGCAGGCTGGCGCGACGACTCGGCCGGCAGGATGGCCGCAAACGCAGCGCGGACGCAGCAGCGGGCGTTGGCGTTCTATGGGGGGAAGGCTAAAAAAAAAGCGGTAGCAAGTAACGGAGTTACCGTCAAAAGCATTAAGCCAGGGACAGGGAAAGCTCCTAAGCGAATCTCCTACCTACTTGCTTATCACGGAACAAGCAAAGAATCGGCAGCCGCAATCCGTGCAGGGGGTTACAAAGAAACCCGGTTTGGCACCTACGGTGATGGCGTCTATGCAACAACAAGTAGGAAGGCCGCCCGTGAATACGCAGCTTGGAGGGCCGCAGGCGGTAAGAACAAGTTTGGCGAAGCCTTCCCAGCCAGCGCCTTGGGGCCTGCTGTTCTTACTCACCGGATACCCAAGGGAAGGATGAATAAAGGTGATTTACCTGGCTACATGATAAGCGATTGGGTAAAATCTGGAAAAGCAAGAAAGGTAAGCAAGCGGGCGACTGGTCACTCTCCCTACGTTGTGATGAATGAACAACTTGCAAACAGAACCCTCGTGAACCGCAGCGGCACGATCAGGCGCTCACGCAAACCCCGCCGCCCCCGCAAGCCCTAACCCATGGCCACCATCGGCGACCAACAGCTCAAGCTGGCCGACGACTACGCCGCCGCCTTGGACGCGATCGGCAACCGGGCCACCACCAACACCAAGGCGGCCCTGCGCCGCTCCCTGGCCCGCACCCTGCGGGATCTGCGCCGGTACTACGGGCAGTTCGTGGACCCCAGCCTTCCTGACCAGCAGAGCGCCGATGGGGTGACGCGCCGGCCGGGGTCGTACTCGATCGCCGATGGCTCCGCCAAGTTCCGCAAGCTCCTGGAGCTGGCCCAGGCCTTCGCCTCCGATCGGGAGCTGGCCTGGCTGCAGAACCGCTACCGGGAGGACTTCGCCGAAGCGGTGGCCCTCGGCGGTGACCTGGGGCAGCAGCTCGCGCAGACCGCCAACCCTGACGCCACGGCACAGAGCACGTTCGTGGGCGCCAGTAGGGCCGCCGTGGAGGCCGCCGCCAGCACCGCATCGGCCTACATCCGGGGCGAGGTGGAGTCTTTCCGCGACAACATCGCCCGGATCGTCACCGATGGCATCGGCCGGGGGAAGGGCCCCCGCGTGCTGGAGCGCGAGATTAGGACGGCACTGCAGGGGGCCAAGGATCCGCAGGGGCTCAACAACCGCATGGGGCTGGAGCAGCGGGCAGAGCTGATCGCCCGATCGGAGCTGGCCAACGCCTACGTGGGCGCCCAGAAGGCAACGGCAGCCCGCAATGGGTTCGGCTATGCCCGGTGGATCGCCACCAAGGATGAGCGGACGTGCGCGGTGTGCGCCTCGCGCCATGGCCGGATCTACCGGCTCGACGAGATGGTGGGCACGCTTCATCCTCGCTGCCGGTGCAGTCTCTCCCCCGTGGCCACCGAAGCCGTGGAAGAGGCCGATCCCGCCCTCAGGGCCACCCTGTTGCGGGAGGATTACTGGGAGCGCTCGCGCAAGGCCGTGGCCGAGGAGTTTGCCGCCGCCAAGGGTGGAGCCGATAAGGGCTGGCCCTTCGCCCGTGCCTCCCAGGTGCTGGAGGAGGCCGTGCGTAAGCCCAGCCCCAGCGAACGCCGGCAGTATCCAGGGATTGAGCGGGCCCCGGTGCCGGTGGGGTAGAGCCGAAGCCCTGACGGGAAAACTGCGGTAGCACCGTCAGCACCATGGCCCGAAGATCCGCCCGCCGCACTTACGCCCGTGATGGCCGGGGTCGCTTCGCCTCGACTGGCACCACCACCACCAAGACCAAGCCCGCCGCCAGGCGAGCGCAGCGAGGCACGAACCGGATCACCAGGGACAACAGCGGCAGGATCACCGGCGTGGGCAAGAACGGCGCCACGGCGCGTGGTGGTCGCCTCAGGACCGCCGCCGGGAACCAGCGGGGGGCGGTGTTGGATCGAATGAAGAAGCGGCAGTCATCTTCCGGGGCGATTAAGCGAAGCGACATAAACAAGGCAAGGATTCACAACACGGTCAGTAAAATGGCCGAAAAACGCAATAAGTCGGGCCTGAATAATCCTGTTCGCAAGATTGAAGACAGCGCAGCGCGATTGAAGGCAGCGAGCAAACGGATTGCGGGGCAGGATCGGGCCAGGCCGGTAGCGGTGGCAGCAGCCGCTAAACCCGCTGCCCCAGCCAAGCCAGCCAAGGCGCCACGGGCGGGGAGGTCAAAGGGCCCAAGCAAGGGTGAGCGAGTGTTGGCGCGGATTGCTCAAAACTTTGCCAGAGCATCCGCTGAGAGCCGCAGCAAGAAAGAGGAGCGCAAATTGGCGAGAACTGCCGCAGTCGCTGAGATGGCGCAAGGACGTGTTTCGCGACTGGCAGTAGGGAAGCGAGATCCAGCGCAGCAATACACAAGGGCGGAGCTTTTGCCACAACTCAACAAGTCTCTCAAGCGGCCAACACCTAAGCGAGAAAGGAAGTCAACCCTTAACCCGGATTTCACGCGTGGACTGAGACGTATTGCGGAAGGTGGAATGATGAAACTCAGGGCCGCTGCCAGGAAGCAGGGCAAGCTCACGGGTTCGCGGGCGCCCAAGCAACTTCGATCAGCCCGCACTGCCGGAACCGTTCGCAAACCCAAGGGCTACGCCCCTCCGAAGGCGGCACAGGCGAAAGTGCAGCCCCCCAAGCCCACGAGCAGGCGCATGCTCCGCATCAAAGCCTCTGGGCCGGCTGGCAAGTACAAGGGCGCATGGAACATGCCCGATTTCGCCAAGGGGCCCCGCTCCGTTGGCACCGTGCGCAGGCCCAAGGGCTACAGCCCGCCAAAACCTCAGGCGACAAGCATCAGCAGTTCGGTTCGCAATCGAGCAGCCTCAGCGCAGCGCCGCCGCCGCAATTCCATCCTTGACAGGACTAGGGGGACGATCGGCCGCAGGGGCCGCAACAGCAAGGAGAACCCCCGCATCCGCGCCGTAGACACCGGCATGCGGCAACTTGCCTTGGTCGGCAGGCCCAAGAAGCTCAAGCGCTACAAGCCCGTCAAGTAGGCGCCAGGCGCTGGCCTGCCCTGGCCTGCTCCCTCCCCAAGGGAACGCTTGCGTTACAGCTTGTGAACTGGCCTGTCCAGACACGGGCGAGGGGTAACGGTTGCGTTACTGTGAGGTTTCAGGGGAGGGATCAGCCCTCTCCGCACCTCTCAACCAGCGAACCAGTTATGACCAGCCGCGAAGCTCAAATTCAAAAACTCTTCGGAGTAATCGCTTCTATTTATCAACAACGGAACGACCCTCATCCTGAAGTCGCCGCT